GAATCGGTATTAGATTCGGCTGATTCAGCCTCTGTTTTTTCAGCGTTAGATGTTGACTGCTCATTGGCTTCTTCGACTGCTGAATCGTCATGGTTTTCTACGGTTTGCTCGGTGGAGTCCTCGAAAATCATTTCTTCAGTTCCAGTTTCACCTTCTTTGAACATTTTTTCTCCTTTGAGATTATTTTTTATGTACGGACGGGTTACGTTAAACCCGTCAGCCCAACTCTTTTCACAATGGCGACGTGGAGACCCTTGTCTCAATTAATTAATAATTAATAAAAGAGTTGAGGTGACGGTTATGCTTGAAAACCAACGTTTTCGTCCTATTTATCCTCCTTCAATTCTTTCTTAGCGTGCTCAATTCCGACATTAATATACTGAATCACCGCATTAACTCCTATGGCTCGGTCTATCATTCTTACAACGTCGCCCTGAGGTGCGATCATAGATGATTCTAGATACGACTGTCTTAAATTAGATAGTTTGCTCATAAGCTTTTTGCCAACTTTAGAATCCCAGAAGGTCTTCCACTCTACTGGCGTGATTTTATCTTTCTCTTCACCCTTAATATCCATATTCATCTCCTTCATTTTGTTCACCTTCCATAGCCTCTTGTGGAGGTAATCCGGTATCTCGTGGTATTGCTTCTTCACCTTGAGGTAATTGATCCTGTTGCACTTGTTCTGGTTGTTTAGGGGGTTCGATAATCTGTTCAATCTCTTCCTGGGTTAATTCTGGGAACATTTTCCTAAACATAATCCTTTTGAGAGCCGGTAGGTTATTCGTAGGATCTTGTATTAGGATTTGATAGGCTTGAGTATATGAATCACGTTCCTCAGATTCCTGCAACTTACGCTGAACGCCTAGCGTTATCATCGGGGTATATTCACCAAGGAAAGCTCTTGGGTTCACTTCAGTAAACGACACATTCGCGTCCTGCAGGGTCCTTACCCACATTTGTTCCGGGGCATAAAGCTGAATAAGCTTGAGAACAATTTTTGCCTCTTGAAAGAAAAATTCATTAGCAAGTGTCTGGGCTTTCTCCTGAATTCTAGAATCCATTTGCCCAAGCATATTCCTGATTTCGGTAGCAGTAGTACTATCTGTCGCACTAGCACCCTTAGATATACGGCTAATAGCCGAAGATTCGCGAATCTCATCTTTTATATTCAATCTTTCTTGTGTTATCCCAGTTGGAATTGATGGTGGATTATTCCATACCATCGCTCCATTTGGCAGTGGATAGATTTTTCCTGGGGCCGGGTCCATGTCGTCAATCCATTCTGAAAATTTTGGATCTAATGTCTTCTCAGGATAAAGGGTGTATAGTAAGGCTTCTATGTTTAATTCAGTCAGTTCATTCAAGAGCTCTTGTTGGTCTGCGATGATATCGACATCAGAATCTCCGTATGGTAATGAAATATCAGCATAGATTCGCCCGTGGGCAAATGGTAAGAGACCATCGATTTTATCGTGCTCATCCACACTCTCGCCTCTAATCTTCGCCTCAACTTTCCTTTGTGCCAGCTGAGATTTTGCTATTGAATAGTGAGGATTTTCACGCTCTTCGATAATCGTGGTACGATTAGCAATGACAACGACATGCTCTTTTGTCCAGATTTCAATTAGTTCAACTCGGTCTTTATCATTGTCAATGGAGCCAATAGCTTGGTCTTTTTTAGACTTATCATCGTCTTCGTCTTTGCCACCAGAAACAACCTCATCGAGGTTCTTATAGCGCTTTTTATAACTATCTGTTTTGAAATCATAAATGGTTTCTTCTTCAAGAGATTTTTTGTCAGCAAAAAATCTACGACCGACATATCTCCAGTCCTCGTAAGATGAAGATGATGGGTCGATAATCATATCCCTAATTGGAATATTTATTTTATGAACATAACCGCCATTGCGTTCTTCGACCCATTCATAAAAAGTACAAAAATTGCCGGTTATTAGCCCTTGACGGCCATTAATTTTGTTTTTCTGAACCCAGTTATCCCTCAGAGCAAAATCTGAATAGATTTCGTTTAATACTTTAGTATCAGCTTCCTGATCAGGGTGGTTAGGCCTGTAATTAACCAAAGGATTAGAGTTAAACAACTCAGCTACGATTGTGTTGACGGCTGAATTGACCATTGGAACGAAAGTTTTAACAACACCGTCATGACTACGCTTAACTCGAATATTATGATAAAGCTTCCAGTTGTTTTCCCACTTTTGGTGGTAGTTTTGTTTAGCGTAATTCCAAGAACGCTCAAATTTGCTAAGCCATTTTGTTAGCTCAGCATCTTTTTCGCCAGATTGTTTTTTCTTTTGTTCAGTCAAATCTAAACCGAACACATCGCCATTTTTTATATTATACAACATAACCACTTTACCTACAATAATTTAACCCCAATTATCCTTAGTTTTACGGAATGCTTTCGGGGTGTAAGACTTGAATTTAACCTTTAGCTTTACATCCAGCTGCTCTGTTTTAGCCATTAAAGCGTAGATAAACGCTGAACTACTATGTGAAGACCAGTCGTGTTCAGGCTTGTTTCTTAAGAGTTTATTTTTATCATCATATTCATAATGATAAGCCCTTAAGCATTCAAGGCCTCTTTGGCATTTTTCTTCATCAAACCAACAGAGTGAGAATTTTGGACGTGCAACTAGATCAATATCATCTTGCCCCAGGCTAAAATTAGTTGGCCTTAATACTTCAATGTTATAGATTCCATGATTATTGAAGAATTCTACCCTGGTCATACCGGTTTGTAATTCACGAGCCTTTGAGTCATGCGGGAGGAAGTGTGTAGTATATTGGTATGGTTTGTTCTGAATATGTGAAATATAATGGCCTAAATCCTCATTTGACCCCTCATAATGATCTATAAAATGTATTTCTCTGCCAACTACCTGGAAGAACCAGATTACGGTAGAATCCCCGATACCTAGGTCCCACGCAGTATAGACTCCAGTGGAAGCATCGTACGGTACTTTCGTAATTCTGCCCTCATTACGGGCCTGGGCAAGCTGTTTTCCGAATACTGAGCCAGTCTTAGCAGTCATTGGCTCACCTAGCCAGACATGATCAAACATTTCTGGGTTATCGATTCGCATTTTTTCACGCTCCTCGATAATCTCCTTGCTAAGTAGCGATTCGATTGCGTCTGAATTAATCTTCTGAACAAATGTTCTGTCATCTGCCTTTTTTACGATTAATTCCCATACCGGGTCATTTTCAGTTAATCTGTTAAATGTCCAGATGAGTCGGCTTCCAGTCTTACGAATCGTAGGGACAAGTGTGTTAATACTATCCGCGGAAACACTTTGAGCTTCCTCTACCCATACAATATCAATGCCCTCAATAGACTTAATACTTTGAGAATTATTATGAAGCCCTTTAAAGAAGATTTCAGAACCTGTTTGTTTATTTCTGATGATATCTTTTTGGACTTCCCAAGTATTAAGCTTATACTTGGAAATTAAATCTGCTAGAAGCTTATGTACCGAGTCCGCGATTGAATTCTGAACCTCACGAGTGCATAAGATTCGCAATTTTTTATTCATGCCCAAAATCAATAGAGATAGAGCGACTGATGTCGATTTGCCCGATGCGCGACCACCATAGAGTACGATATGTCTAAGATCGCTATCTAAATCAAAAAGAACCTTAAACTCTTTCGGTACTTCAATTTTTAGTTGCATTTTTTCCACCTGAAAAATCTTCCACTACAATCCTCACTGAGTCAATCTTTTCACCACCAGATGTAATATCACGTTTTTCCGTAATGCGAGCCTTCAGTTTGTTATATTCAGCGATAGCTTTCATCTTGGCATTAAAATCTGCGTCCTGTATGATAAGTTTCTCGAGCTGCTTATCTACAAATTGGTCATTAAGTCCGTGAGCTTCAAAGATTTCGTCGATTCGTTCGAGGATGTAAGGTTTTGTCAGGTTTTCACACGCTCCTGCTTTTGCAGTTCTATACCAGCCAGGCTTGCTGGTGTCAACGTTATAAGCTTCAATGTAGCTTTGTACTCCATTGCCAAAAAATTCTCTATCCCCTGCATAAAGCTGACAGAACAACTCCTGCTGTAGAGTTAGTCTATGTCCGCTTTTTGTGGTTGGCTTGACAGTAGATTTTACTACTTTTTTATTCATTCTCAATTCTTAGTATTAATAGAAAAATAAAAAACACGGGAATCCGTGTTTTGCAACTATATTATAACAAACATAAGCGTAAATTATAAGCCATAAAAAATAGCCCTTATAAGAGAGCTATTTTTCGATTGCGGATACCACAATCCCAAGATCCCTAAGAATCTTTTAGTAGCCCATGTGTTAAGGACTGCTCAGACTAGTACCTACTCTCCACTACGGAGAACCCGCTGACTATAGGCCACTGTAAAACCTTGTGAGTTTGTATATCAATTATAGCACAGTATAGAGGCTTGGCTTACTTGTATAATCAACTATACAAGAACGATTTTTAGTTAATTCAACCTCTATTACCAAGGGTAGTTTTCTTATTTTCTTGTTTGTCTCTGGGTAAAGGTAGAATTAAGCTCAGCACATTTCAGAACTTTACCCAGCCTTTCAGATGCTCGCCAGAACTCGTCCCACTTTTCTTTAATATCGTTTCTATTAGATACATAGCTCATTCTTTATTTCCGATAAAATCTTTGTATTCAATCTCACTATGAGTTCCGTTATAGTACTCCATTGCCTCATCAATTCCATGAGATTCGCAAATCATAGCGGTCTTCAAAATTATGGTAGCCTCGTTCGCCATGCGCTTAAATGTAGCCTCTCGGACGTCCTCATGAGGCAGTTTAACGTCTGATTGCGCCTGAGACAGGATTGCTTCGACTATTTGGTTAATTGTGACTAAACTTAATGTGCTTCTTTTATTTTCCAAATTAACGTTTTTTAATATCTTCTCCGTCTCTTTAGATCTTTTTATTACGACAACCTCATAATGGCTACGATAGTTTTCGAGTTCAATAGACATCTCTTTAAGATACCCGTTAAGCTTCCAATATTCATAATTCATCCAAGCCATAGCTATGGCGGCTACAGTTAGTACTATATACATGATTGTTTCCATCGTTAACTCCTTAAATATTCATCAATTATCTTTTTACATTCCTCAAGCCCAACCCCAAATTCAGCTTTATAACCCCTCGCACGCAGTTTTTCGAGCATTTCAGCTTGTTCTTCAATATGCTTATCAAACCAATCTCCCTTTTTCCGGATTTTAGTTTCGCCCTTTAATGGCTTTTTAGCATCTTTATCGCGTTTTAATTTGGTGCCGTCTTTTTTTATCTCGAGATAAAGTCCACCTAGTGTTTTAGCCTCTACTAAACTGTAGCTGTCACCTAATACTGTCTTTACTTTTAACAATATTATTGA